CTCAGTGATCATCGGCGGGGCGTTCCCTGCCAGGGTGCTCCGGTGCAGTTCGCGGCCGACGATCGCCAGCAGGTAAGAGTCCTCTCGCGTCATGGCCCAACGGTAGCGGCGAGGCGGTGATGCCCCTATGACGACGCCTTTGCCAGTGGCCGGACTTATGCCCTACATAACTCCCGAGCTGCTTACCCAGGCGTCGACATTAGGGGCCTGAGCTGGCGTCTCATGGGCGACCGTGCCGCCCGGCGCGAATGTTTCCCCAGAGGCCCGACTGGCGGAGCAGGCGAACATCTGCGCCCGCGCCACCACGATGGTGGATCAGTGCTGCAAGCAGCCCCTCCGCGCCACCGTCGACACCCTCCCGCTGTACGGCCCCGGAACACGGGTAGGCGCACCGCAGAGCGGATGCGGCCCGGCCACGCTCATCACGACCCGCTGGCCGATCCTCGAAGTCGTCTCCGTCCAGGTGGCCCCGAACCGCATGCCGTACGTGTGGACCACGGTCCCGGCCGGGCAGGGCCTGTACAGCGTCCAGTACCCGCCCGCCGGCCTGTACGGCAGCACAGCACCCCCGGCCGCAGGCGAGGGCGGGCAGGGCATCCTCGTCTCCAGCGAGTACGTGAACTGGGCGTTCGGCCGTAACGGCCTGGCCATCCTGGTGGAGTACGTCAACGGCTGGCCTCACTGCGGCATCACCGCCGCCGTGGCGTCCGGGGCCTCCTCCATCGCCGTGGACGACTGCACCGGATGGGCTGTCACGTCGCCGCTCACCGGCTACACCGGGGCGACGGGAACGGTGTATGACGCCGGGGCGCAGGAAGTGATCCAGGTGACGGCCACATCGGCCACCCAGGGGCCGGGGACGCTCACCCTCGCCTCGCCGCTGACCTACCCTCACGCGGCCGGGGTGATGGTGTCCACGCTGCCGCAGACGGTCGTGTGGGCGGCCACCCTGTTCGGGGCCGCTCAGGCGCTCACCAGGGGAGCGACGAGCACGACGGTACGGCAGATCCCCGGCACGGCCAGCTCGGGCGCCAGCCGGATCATGGACTTCGAGAAGCAGGCCAAGGGGCTGATGGTCGGCACGTTCGACCGGATCATCTAGCAGCGGCAGTCCGGCTTCACGTGGACCATGATCCCGGCCGCTGTCCGGTGGCACTTGGTGGCGCGCGGCGGCGTGACCCCGCCACGGCGGAACGGCGCCCAGTATTCGAGCTCGCTCCGGACTGCGCGGGTCAGGACATCGCCGATGACGTTGCGCACTGGCACCGGGACAGGGATGTCCGGGTAGCGGTTCTCCAGGTCAAGCGGTGCGGCCCGGCTGGTGCTGAGCATCTGGTCGGCCAGCCGCTCCCATGCGCCGCCCTCGTGGGGGGCCCTGGCCAGCAGCTCGGCCAGGTCGCTCCTGCTGACCTCGATCGTCACGTCATCCATGCCGCCCATCATCGCGCAAGCGGGGGTGAGCGGTGCCGATCGCCAGCGCGCTGAGCTACGTCAAGGGGCTCTTGGTCAACCTCCCGATGCCCGGCTACGCCCCGGCTATGGCCGCCTACATCAACGCCCCGGACCCGAACGTCGAGACCCAGATCCCGACCGCCTACGTGTGGCCGACGAGAGGTCATGAGTCCCGCGACGACCAGAACTACGCCGGCACGATGTCCCGCAACACCGGGCCGGGGACCTCCAGCGGCGAGAAGACCATCCTGCACAGCATCGACGTCTACATAACGTGGATGGAAGCGGGCGACGACCCGGACGCCGACAGCATGTTTCCCGGCATTGTCGACGCGGTGATGGAAGCATTCCGGACCGCCACCCCGATGCCCGCGACCGCGGCCGACCCGTACACCGGAGCCGAGACGCTGATCTCGAACATCGGCGAGATCCAGGACTACCGCATTGAGGTCAGCGCGCTTGAGGACCAGGCGTATAACCGGTGCGATTCGCTGATCACATTGCCGGTCATCGAGGTTATCCAGGCTTAGGCCGCTCTCGCCTCCGCGAGCATCTGCGGGGACAGGGCCGTGTTGGCGATCAGGAACTCCCTGCGTCCCCCGGCCGCCTGCGGGATGCCGGGGATGTGCTGGCCGCACACGACCGATCCCGCCGTCATCACCGCCCCGTCCTGGACCGGCGGCACGCCTTGCGGTGCTCCGGGCTGCAGGTGCGGCGGCAGGAACGCCGCGACGTCTGCCTGGCCGCGGATCGGGTGATCCGGCGGGAAAGACGCCATCGCCTCCTCCATCCGCTCCGCGGCGGCCTTGATGTCGGCGGCGTGAGCATTGGCCCACTGGGCACGGACCAGGACGCACGTGGCGCACTTGAGCTGCGCGACCTGCACGGGGACCTGCTGCAGCACCTGGGCGACGGCGTTCGCTACGGCCTGCCCGATCTGCTGGACGAGCACTGCGGTGGGCTCGGGGAGGTAGCCGTCAGGGGCGGATGAGCCGTCGTTGCCGCGGGCGGGCTCGGGCTGAGGGGTTGTCATGGGCAGTGATTATGCCCGATCCGGGGCCCATTCCTTGCGGTAGCCGGGCTGGTGCCTGTAGCCGCTGGCGAGCAGGCGGACGGTACGGCACGGGTAGAACGTCTCGCCCAGACCGGGCGCGGCAAGGATGGCCGGCCGGTCGTTGTTCGGCCCGCACTCCTGGCACTCCTCCCAGTTCCTTATGCACGTCAGGGCGTCAGCCGGCAGATCGCCGAGCGCCGCCACGGGCTGGTGCAGGTCCAGGATGGCCAGAGCCGTTGCAGCACGGTCAGCATGGCCTCGGGCCTGATGCCAGAGCCATTCCCCTTCGCGCTCCACGTTGGGCAGGTAGGCCGCTTCGCGGTCCCGCCAGTGCTTCAGGTCCGCCTCAAGCAGGGGCCGCAGCCACGCCGCTAGCTCCTCGTCGCTGCCGCTCATGGCCGCCAACGTACCGCCTCACCCTTCCCTCGCCGCGCCCTTGGAGGCCCCATGCCGCCCCGCTACTGGACGATGACCGACTTCGGCCCCCGCTACTACCCCGGCACCAGGGACGCCTACGACGTGCCCCTGGGTGACGTGCAGCCCGGCGACGTGATCGAGCGGGACGAGGCACCGGACCAGTTCTGGGCGCCGTACGAAGGCGAGCCGCCCCGCAAGGACCCCGAGACCACCGACACGGCCGGCGAGACCGGCAGCGAGGAGAACTAGATGCCAGCGCCTTCGCCGCCGACCGCGGTCTATCCCATATGCACGCAGCTGCTGCAGATCGGCCTGGAGTCGGGCGGCTTCGGGGTGGCCCCGGCGCAGACCGCTTACGCGTCGGTGCCCATCGCGAGCTTCATGCCGGACAACAAGATCATGCCCTGGATCGAGGACTCCTCGATGTGGGGGGACTTCGTCAAGACCCATGATCTGCAGGAAGGCCCGCGGTGGGCTGAGTCCGAGATCAAGGAAAGCCCTCTCTACGGGGATACGTTCGGTCACTTCCTGTATAACCTCCTCGGCGACCTGGTAGAGACCGGCACCGCGTCCACCCCGACCTGGACGACCTCCGGTGCGCTGTCGCCGGGCGCCGGGCCCATCGCGGTCACGTCCGGTTCCACCGCCACGGCCGGGACCTACATCCAGGTCGACACGGGCGTCAACGCCGAAGTGGTGAAGGTCGGCACCGGATCGAGCGCGACGAGCATCGTGCTCGACGCGACGACTCCGCTGCGGTTCTCCCACCTGACCACCATCGCCGTGGTTACGGTCATCGCGCCGTTCAGCCACGTGTTCAGCCTGCTCAACCCCTACGGCTCAACAGGCGTCGTCACCGGGCAGGGGCCGACGCACTCCCTGATCCACCGCACCGGCATTCCGGGGTCAGGCAACAACTACTCCTGGCTGTTCTCCTATGGCTGCATGTCCGAGATCACGATCACGGGCAAGGCGACCGGGGCGCTGATGTGGTCGGGCAAGGTGACCACGTTCATCAAGACCTACCCGAGCTTCACGCCTACCCCGAGCTTCTCGTCGGTGCGGATGATCCCGGCTTGGAACAGCCAGACCACGCTCGCCAGTGCGCTTACGTCAGACATTACAGAATGGAGTTGTACGCTAACGCGCGATCTCGACGTGATCCCGACAGCGGACGGCTACCAGCAGCCGTACCTGATTGGCCGCGGAAACCTTAGCGCTCCGTTTAAACTCATGTACTCTCCGGCACTGGACGAGAGCCCCTTGACCGCGATGTTGTCCAACGCGCAACCGACTCTTGCATGGTCGATCAGCAACGGGCTCAGCGGATCATCCCTGGTTTCGTTCGCTCTCGCCGCGAACCAGGCGGCGTTTAAGGAGACGCCGCTCGAAAGCGGAAAGACCTTCTGGGGCTGGAACGCCAGCGGAGAATTCATAGCAAACACGACAAATGCGGGCAATTCGGGCGGTCGCTCTCCGCTTAGCATTACACTACAGAATGCGGTCGCGACATACGCCTGAGTTCAGAACAGAACACCTCGCGCCTCGGCTAGCTGCCTCTCAACTTCGGCTAGCCGGATAGCAAGGGCGTCCCGCTCAAGGGTTAGCGTGGACACCTTCCTCTGGTTCTCCGACTGCTCGACCCTGGTAGCCCATCGCACGTTGCCCGGCTCGTAGTTGCCGTTGTTGTCGGGCCAGCGGTCAAGCGTCATACCATCTGGCCGCGGCCCGATGTTCGCCTCGATCCAGGCAATGAAG